ACACTTCCTCCAGTTCACACCTCACGATGGATACCTTGTGCTTCGTTAGTGGTTGGTTTGTGAGTACCTCCACAGTGGACTTTCACCACCTAGTTATACGCCATGCCCGGCACACTAAAAAAACACATCCTTAAGATGTGTTAGTATAAAAATATTCTTCGCTTATAAATCTAGTTCCTCAATTATTCTATCAATATCAACTCGATATCTAATAAATTCACCAGCTTCAACTCTATTTAGATATTCTTGGCATTTTTCAACTATTTCTTTAATTTTTTTATTTATTATTTGTGAATTCAAGTCATAAGAAGATCCGGGTTCAATATGAAATTTTTCAAAATATTTTTTATCCACAGGAAACATTTTTATTAAGTGAAGTCCTGCTTTATTCCCTGTCAAAGTTTTACTTGTTGGCGGTAATGAATAATATAAGTCATTCGGTACACCACTAGCAATATTAGATCTAAACGGTAAAGCAAAATTATAGATTTTGTTCTTGTATTTAAGTTTTAAAATTATCACATAGGGTCTTCTATTAGTGTTTTCTAATAACTCATTTGGTTTGGAGCATTTATTGAAAAACTTATTAGATATTGAAACAATACGCATAATCCACAGTCCCCTTTATATAGCAAAAGCCTTCATAAAGAAGGCTTTTACTTACATGTGAGCAATATTCGAACCGTTGCCCTCGGTAATAACATCCACATAAATGATATTCTAACTTTAATGTCCCCGTCATTTTCGGAGGACGGACATCCACATAAGTAATATTCGAACCGTTACTTTCGGTTACATAGATATTATACTAAATAATTAACCCAATGTCAATCAGAATAAATCATCAATACTTAGGCCGTCTTAAGTTACTTCTTATAGAAAATATTATACCATTTATGTATGATTTTACAACAAAAAGTTATCAATATCATGTTATGTTGCTCTTTTACTGGATTTCTTTCCACTTATTACATTCTTCTCTAATTCAACGATTGAAAAGTAAGTTTCTAGATCAAATGATTTCGTATCTTCAATCGATAAGCCTAAATGAGCAAGGTTAAAGATGATGTTGGCTGTGATATCTTGTTCTTCCTTACTACTTTGACTTACTGGCTGAGGGTGTGCTTTTCTGAAATGTCCCGAGCATTTCACCTATCGTATTCGTTAGATTTTGCAATTCATCCTGGTTACTTAATAAACCAAAATCAAGCGACATTAGAAAGTCATTGTATGATTGTTTGCTGAAAGGTCTATGCAAGACATATATGATCTTAAAGATCGTATCAATAACTGTGGATAAATCTTCTTCTTTTTTACCTGTCTTTTCTAATTTCTTAATATCACTAAATAGTTCGGTTGAAAATACATTACGATAATCAATGATTGTAAATAATGATGAATGAAGGCGATAATCATTATCGCCTAGTGTCAGTGTTTTTTCCATAGTCTACTCCTTATAAGAATGTTGGTAATGCAGGTGATGTGGTTAAAAACGTTGCATAGTTTGAGTCACTCTGTTTCGCAATCACTCGTAAAATATGATTGTCACCCGCTTCAATCGGTCTTGCTGTAATATTAAGTTCAATTGAGTTTGCTTCAATAGAATCTGATTTTGTTTTACTAACATCACCTGTTGGTGTAGCTGTACATAAGAAGTACCAAATACGTCTTGCATGCATATCACCTTGAATCTCATAACCTAATGCGAATGTTTTTGTTTCTGCATTGACAATCTCTACTAAGTTACCATTGGTGTCTTCTAAGAATCCAAAGATATCCTTTTTAAATGCTACATCAATTTCAGTAAATTTCAGTGTCACATTAGACCCTGAATTTGAAACCAGTGTTTTAATCACTGTATCATCTGCATAGACTTGTGCGCTACCGCCAATAGCCTCAACACTTATCTCTTGTGCACCTACTAAACGTTTAGGGACTGCAAATGTCCAACTACCATCTTCTGTTTGTGTAGCTAGTGCATAATGCACATTGGTTAAACCAAATGTTACTTTATTACTCATTGTTATAAAACCTCCAATTTGATTTCATATACTCGGTTTATTGAGCCGTCCTCATTTTGATATTCAGTGATCATTTGAAACTCATAACCACCATAATATAAAGACACCTCGAGCTTTTCTTCTAACTCGAGGTTCTTGTGTTTTGTTATTAAATTAAGTTGGATCGTCAGTATACGCATGGTGACTTTATCATCAGCGTATGTTGATCCTCTATTTGATACTTCTTGATAAATGATATAATCATCACTTGTGTCCATACTATCTTTTTTACCATAAGAAACTTGACCTGGTAAAACTGAGCTTAGTGTAAGATAAAGTGCTTCTAAAATTTCTTTCATATCAGTTTCCTTTAGAAATGATTTCTTTAATGTCTTCTAACATTTTAGGTGTAAACATATCATAAGTTGGCCTCATAAATGGTCTTGGTCCGACATACTTTCCACTTCGATGTGTATAGCCAAACTCTAGTAAATGTGTAAGTCCACCTTTACCCTCAGAATAAATTGATATAGACTTGTTCATCCCAGTTCCATTTGAGCTTGCGACAAAGGAATCAGCAAATGCATTTTTATACCCACTTCTTGGTGCGTTGCGTTTCATATAATTTAATATGTCTTCTGCTGTTTCATTAAGCTTTTGTTCAAATCTTGGGATAAGGTCTTCAACATAAGCATCGATTTCATCTTCGATTGCTTTGCTTAAGGTATCAAGTGTAATCAATAATCTCACCTAATTTTATTGAAGTCCTTTTTAAATAAAGATCGATAAACTGTCCAACTTGATAAGTTCTTTCAATCTTATAGATAACTTGTCCTATATCAACATACTTAGCATTGTCATAGACGATATTTTGTACTTTAACAGCAATATCGATTCTGATATCTGAACGTTTACTTTCATAATATTCTCTTGAAGTAATCGAAAAGTTGATGCCAATCACTTCTTTTTTTGATTTAAACAAATAAGTCATCACACCCATAGTGTTCGGAACCATCTCCAAGGTTAGTAAGTGCATTCTTATATTGGGGGAATTCGGATACATTTTGTTTAGCTCCCTTTTGTTAATGCGAGTTGACCTACCAGCATATCAAATGACTTCGGTAGGTCTTTTGCACTTCCATCGTTTTTAAAGCCGTAAAATGTCTTCACATAAATAATAATCACTGTACTAACCATTGGATTTGATTCGTCATTTATATAAGAAGGATCAACCCCACAACTCATCAAATAATGTTTACAGCTGTTGATGTGTGTGTTTAACTCATCATCAGCATAAGTCTCTACATGGGGGATGAGTAAAGCCTTTTTTACAATATCTAGTATCGCCATGAAATCAATCCTTTCTTAACTAAAATTAGCCTGCAGGTGTAGCTTTCTTCTTGATACGTAAGAAGCCGTTATAACCGACGACGTTACCACCTGTAAAGACTGACGCTTTATAACTGATGATACCGTCTTTAAATTTGTAATCTGTTGATTTACCAATCTCTACTGGTGAGAACACTGGTACTTCATAGTTCTTAAGCGCACCATAAGCGATACCATATTCACCAGCAACTGTATTACTATCTGAGATAGCTTTACAATGTGAGTTAATGATATAAGGAATACCATCAATGGTCTTATTGACATAATCAATCGAGTGCACCTTACGACCTTCTTGAGTCTTCAGTCCAGCAAATGCACGTAAGTCATTCTTATTAAGAATTAATACTGCGCCACCTTCGACTTCTTCATCACCACCATAGGCAAAGACGATATCGTCTAATGTTGAATCTGTAATCGCTTCAACTTCAAGTGCTGCTTTATCTGCAAGTGCAATAGCTGCATCACTAAAAATACCAGTGAATGTATTAGTAGTACCTGCACCACGTAAGATTTGTTCACTGATTTTCTTTTTCAGTGAAATGTTAATATTTCTTAAGACTTCTGCTTGATATGGAATAGAAGGCAGTTTTTCTAACTCTTCAGTGATCTCTGTATAAGCCGTAATCTTTACTTTTGAAATCGTTAAATATCCAAATGCAGGTTCAGTTTCTGAATAAGCTCCACCTTCTGCAGTAGTCCCAGCAATACCATTTGTTTTCACAAAAGACTTTTTATAAGTCTCACCACCATTTAAGTTAATCACATTCACACGATCAACTAAACTTGACACTTGAGCAAATGGTACTGGTGCAAGATTCGTTGACGTGTGATCAGGCAGTAAGATTTCAGAACTTGATACTTGAATGACTCTGCTTTCTTTTAAGCTTTGGCCTCTCGTTTCTAGTTTTTCTTTATCCACCATTTGGCGATTATCTACTTGAATGGGCTTAAACTCTGTTTTAGAAGCAATTAACATCTTCTTATCAATGGATGCTCTTTCTTCTTGAAGGCTTGTTGTTTCTGTGTCTAGTGCTTCAAGTTTTTCTAGATCGGCTTCTGAATCAACTAAGCTTCTAATTTCTTTTAATCTTGATTCAATTTCTTTTCTTCTTAATTCTAAATCCATGGGTTTTTCTCTCCTTAGATTTGTGTTTTGATTTTGATACGTTTCTTGATTAAATCTGATTTTTCTTTTTGCTCTGCTAATTCCATAGTCTTTAGTTCCAACTCCATGGACTCTAATGAACGAGCGTATATAGATGTTGCATCATATGCAGGTGTATCCACAACCGACACATCATACAACCTTTTTATTTTAGTAATGGTTCTTTTAGGAATGTCACCTT